ACGAGTTGCAGGCAAAACTGAGGGTCCATGGCTGCCAAGGGGCTGATATCGTCTATGCCGCCCACTGGAGCGGGCAGGGCTTGAGCCTGAGACACTCTGGCTTGTGAAGACGCTCTACCGTAGCTCACAGACCGTACCCCGTGTCAGAGATATTCTGCCAGTTGATAAGCAGGTGGCCGTTGCCCCCTGTCAGACTGATTACCCTTGCACCCTGATTCTGACCCTTTTCTGCGAGCAGCATATTGTCGAACTCGCGCTGCAAGACGGTGGTGTCGAAGCCTTTCTGCGCCCAGAGCTTCACCTTCAGGCCAGCTATCATAACACGGCGGTCGAACACTGGGACGTCGTTGGGGCCAGTTACCTGATCCTTGTACACTAGAGGGTTCAGACCGTCTTGTACCCAATTCTTCGTTATGTAGTACAGGGCAAATTCCTCCCCCAGTCCTGGGAGCGGGAATATGTCGTAACGGTTATCTACGATGCGGTATCGGAAGAATACCCCCACAGACACGATGCCGTACTGGCTCCACGACCACACTTGAGGGCTGTCTGGCCCCATCAGTGGGCGCTGTTGACTTACTGACCACTCGGTCTGGTTTACTTGACGACCGTAGTCATCCGGAAGCGGGAACGTAGAAGTGATTCCGTCGCCCACGAAATTCATGGTGCGCTCTAGAAACTGCCAATCTTGCACTCGGCACAGCTCGTCCCCTAGAGCATTAAGCAGACCAAGGGCTTGATATCCAATGGCGTCGTTGGCGGAGGCATTCAAAGACACGGGAGGCAACCCCAGCTCCTGACAGGCCGCATTGATGATTCTGTCTGCCGTTGCTGTGTTTGGCATATCGCCTCCGGTAAAAAGCCCCTAGTGCGAGGGGCAGGGTAATTACTCCCTCAAGCCTTCTTTGCCACTGGGAGCTTGAGTGACTCCTCTAGGGACGCCACCCTCGCGAGCAGGTCTGCATTTTCTTTCATGAGTTTTTCAATTGGCGCATTGTCCTTAGCTCGTTCGATGAACGCCTTGGCCTTGCGCTTCAAGTCATATAGTCCAGGCATAGCGTTGCAAGCGCTGTCGTTGATCTCTGCAAGCTGCTCAACGGTGCGACACTTGATATACGCCAACTCTTCAACCTGAGACCGAGTAATTAAAGACCACTCAGTAAGAGGGGTGCCGACAATTTGTTCTTGGTCACCCTGCTTGAACTTGGCGTACTGAGCGGCAAAAATGCGGCGGTCCATATCTGTAACCTTACCGCGTGGGATGTTGTTGGAGTTGCCTGGAGCAAACTTCTCAACAAACTCCACGTCTTTATACACCGGACGACCAGCCTCGATGGAAGCTGCTTCGTCTTTGACAGGGTGCATGTAGAAGCGAACGTGAATTCCCTTATACATATTATTGTCATTGAAATCTTCTGAACCAAAATCTGCTTCTTCGCGCATTTTACACCTCAAGGGGTTGGGTTCGCAGTCCAGAATTGGAGCTGCATATCATTCAACGTGCCGGTGTATCCCGACAGTGTTAGGAGTTCCATCCACATATCGTTGATTGTTCCGCTTCTTACTGTCCTAGCTTCCAGATACGAACGCTCAAGGTCATTGAGCGTTGTACCGGTCGCACCCCCAGCGATGTACCAGTTACGGAGGCCTTCGCAGAGCGTAGGCCCACCCGTAGTTTTCATGACCTCATCGTTGAGGGTTCCCACTTACGCCACCGCTGGAGAAGCTGCTGTAGAACTACCGAATACCGACTGGCCAGTGGTGATAGACACCCCCGAACGGTTCAGGAACCCAGCCTCTACAGCCGCGCCGTTGGCGACGGTTGCCGTTGCTGTGACAGTCTTCACGGAGAAGCCTGTGAAGGCCGGACCAGCACCAGCGTCACGCGAGCCGCCATTGCCAAAGGCAAGAATCGGCTGAGCGTTGTATGGTACGGTTGGGGCACTGCCGTTCACATTGGCAGTGGACTTGCCGCCCCCGATCGCAGTAAGGATCGAGAGGGTTGCATCCCCGCCGCTCGGAAGAGTAACTCCAGGGGTGTAGTCGTCGTTGAACCCAGCCGCTCTGATGGAGGCAGGGGCCGTTGGGCCGATAATGGGAGGCGATCCGAATCCAATACCAGTGTTCAAGGCACCAGTAGAGAAGTTATTCGGTGCAGCCACCAACAGTTGACTGGTCGGATCGATTTGCTTTGCGTCAAACGGCGAACCCTTCGGGCCACTGAAAGGGTTCATAATAACGAACACTCCAGTGGAAGGGTTAGCCGCTGGCGTAGAGGGCGATCCCATGTTCAATGCAGGCATGTTGCTTCTCCTTGAGAAAGCCCTCCGAAGGGGGCTGTCACATTAAGGGTTGGTGTCAAGACGACCCTGGAACTGAGCACCGGAGCAGGTCAGCGCACCAGCCCATGCCAGAATCTGTACTTCAGCATCCTGGTTGATGGAGTAGCGCTTGTTCGGTGACAGGCTCACGAAGTTGCGCTGGGTGTGCGGGCGATAGTGCAGATACTTGGTGTTCAGGAAGAACGAAGTACCGGCAGGGCAGAAGCCTCCGATGCCGCCGTCCAGAACCACGTCAGTGCCCATGAACTTCAGGGTTGGGAAGCCGAGGTTGCCCACTTCAGCCTGAGTGAAGCGCTGTTGCGCTTGCAGACTGGCGGTATAGGCTGCCCAAGTCAGGTTGTCCATCATGATCAGGTCAGGGGCATCGGTTCCACGCACCAAAGAAGACCACAGAGTGTTCATGTTGGCCTGAATGGTCGAGGTGTTGGCCACGTCAACCAGCTTGGAGCGCCAGAAGGTCCAGGTAGCGCGATCGATACCGCCGTAGGTGCCGGTATTCGGGGTCAGCGGAACAGCAGCGTTCAGACCAACGATCTGCTTGCCACCATAGGCCAGACCGTCGGAGTACAAGCCACCGCAGATCAGGTTCTTCATGGTGTCTTCAGCAACGTCCAGGCGAGCACTGATCAAGTCGATCATTTGCTCAGGACCGGCGTTCTGCAACATTTCCAGACCAGAAATGGTGACGGGGCAAGCGGCCTGCTTGATGTCGAACTGTGCAGCGGAGATTACGTCCTGAGCCGCAACAGGCAACAGATCGTAGCCGCTGTAGAAACCGGCGTTGCCGTTTTCAGCAAAGGACAGTTCTTCATAAATCAGTCGACCGCCGCTGAACGGGCGAGACTTGCCGCGTTGCTGGAGACGCATCAGCAAAGCATTGTTCTTGGAGACGTTGTCCGCAATTTTGCGGGAGCGCTTTTCAATCGTGGTTGCGATAATATCCGATACGTTGGGAAATGCCATTTGGCTTACTCCTGAATATAGGTTGGGGTTCTAAGCCATCCTGTCGAGTGTAAGCTCTTGGCCTCTGGTTAGCGGAGGGTAGGAACTAGGCTTACTGAAAGCCTAGCACCTTCCCGCAGGCATTGCAAGCCCTATTTAATTTCTTCCCTGTGCAGCAATGAAGGCTTTTCTGACAGTGGCGCTAATATCCTCGTCATCACTGTCATCTGAGGACACTGCTACCTTGCCGCTGGCGGGAATACTGCTGCCCGCCGCCTGCTTTTGCCGTAGCGCAACAGATTCCGAGGATGCTTGCTGCCCCTGACGAGCAAGAAGCACTTGACGCACTTCCGGCACCATCCAACAGGCTTGGTCATAGGCGGTTGGTAGGTCTGGGGCCAGTCCTCGCTCTATTAGATCAGCCATGATGTCTTTTACGTCGTGGAGGAATTCTTTGCCCTCACCGAAGGTTTGGACAAGAGCATTGGCCTGCTGTTGCTCAGCCTGTGCCCTCCACTGACGTATTTCGTTCAGCTCTTGCTGGATCTGCGGGGGCAATTGCATCTGTGGAGTCTGTTGCGGAGCCTTGAGTACTTCCTGCCCCACAGACTTGTTGATGACGTCACGCAGCGGAATGCCATACTGATCTGCAATGCGCATCAGCTCGTTGAACTTGGCCGGCAAGTCTGCTGTGCGCAGGGTGCGCTCGCTCATGGCCAAGTTGTGGATGTAGCTGACTGGATCAGTGCCGATTGCTTGGGCCTCAGCCGCCACAGGCCGCATCTGATCGATGAACTGACCGGCAGGGGCAAAGCGCTCCTGCATCTGGCGAACCCCGTTGGCGCTGGCCTCTTCACGACGGATTATTTCCTTGCGAATTTCCGGATCGAGACTGGACCATTTTTCCCGAGCAGCGGGTGTCCAACTCTGTGGAGGCTTCTCAGTAGAGAGCTCAACCGGAGAGGTTGGTGCCGGCTGCTCCTCCACAGCCAGAACCTTAGCATCACCAGCTGCCTCTTTCTGCGTTGCCGCAAATCGACCAGCCTCATCCCGAACCACGTCATCTTCAGATTGTGTACTGGCCTCTGGTTCCGATGAGTTATCTTCCTGCAATTCTTCTGCCGCTTTGTAGGCAGACATGACGTCTTCATATAGCCCTTCATCTTGATTTTCACTCGCCATCATACACCTCAGTCTTGGGCTTGTAGCCCTGTTTGACCATCACGGTAGCTTCCGCTATGTCCGCCTTCAGGTCGTTAATGTCTTTTTCTTCTTGTTTGATGTAGTCGCCCCGAATAACAGTGTCGTTATCGTAACCATCAGCCAGATTTACGACATTGTTTCTACGGTTGTGCTCGTCCATATCCTTTTGTGACGATATGAGTGTGCCGTCGACAGTGGAGACAAACGGCTCAAACTTACCCTTCACAAACCCCTTGGGGGCCGATAGGATCACTTTGTGCATTTTCTCCCCGCAGCTTACGCAGACTGGAGTGTCCATGCACTGATCTACCGTCCTTATATACTCTGCCGCAACCTCGCAGTCACGGCAGATAGCTTCATAGACAGGCACCTCAGCCCCCTCCGCTGACAGGCCATTGTGGAACCTCGACAGGCGCCTCAGGCTCTGGTTCAGGAGGCGATGCTGGGGCTTCGAACTCTTCATCTACGGGATCAGTCGTCTTTGTCTTTGCCATTTTGACTCTCCTGCTTTAGGGCGGCCTGAGCCGCAGTAGTCTCCAACTTGAGGTTGGCCTCTTCACGCTTGGTTTGCATCTTGAGCATGTGCTCTTTAAGCATGAACTCTAGTTTCTGCTGATTTTGCAGCGCCTCGGCCGCCATGCGCTGCCGCTCGGCCTGAGTTTGAAGCGCCATGCGCTCACGCTCTGTGGCCATGTCTGCGCGGGCCTGTGTCAGTTCAAGTTCCATCTTGTTCTGAGACTCTTGCTGCTTGATGATCATTTCGTCGCGCATCTTCTGCTGTTCCAACTGGAACTCAGCTTGCATCTTAACCATCTCAGCCTGCATTTTCTTCTCTTCAGGAGTAGGTTCGTCTGGCTGCCCCTCCTGAGCCTTCTGCGCGGCGGCAATCTGCATGATTTGCTGGTCAATTATGCCCTCAATCTCAGCAGAGCCCCTGTATCCTACGATGGTGAACTTCATCATAGACATGAGAAGGGTGGCCAGTTGTGGATTGGACTCTATGGCCGGTACGGCAGACTGCAAGAACTGGCTCAGGTATCCCATCAGCTCCATGCGCTGCCCCTTGTCCAGAGCCCAGTCGGCCTGCACCAAGCTGTCAGCATCGACACTGACCTTGTACATGCGCATCGCGCTGGAGCGTAGAATCTGAGCCGCTTGTGGCAGAAACTGCATATCTGCTTCAGACAGCGGCCCAATGACCTGCATCATCTTCTGGTCGCTGTACAGATTGCACATCATCTGAGCCATGAGGTTCATTATCTGACTAACGAACTCAGCCACGTCGCGCTGATAGCCGTTCATGCGAACGCTGGCAAACTGCGACTTGATCTCCTGAGCAGCAGCGGTCTCATACTGGTTGGAAGCCCCGCGCATGATGTCACTCATGCCAGTTACCTCGTACAGCATGGCCTTGATGGCCTCAAACTGCTGGGCGAGGGCTTGCAGCACCCCGACACACTGCTCGACTGGATACCAGTCTATCATCCCCTTGGTCCCTCCGCGCTCGGCGAACATGGCCCAGTTATCAACTGGGATCAGCATGTTCTCACCACCCTGCAACATGCGGCCAATTTCAGGCGAGCCGCTGTCGTAGACACCGGCAACTTTGATCGCCGTGGTGATAAGTGCCATCCGAGCGTATAGCACGTCGAGTTGAATGT